CTATGATGTTTGATATACATCATAGTGATAACGTTGTTTCATAGCATAATTTAGATGCTAGAAACCTTAAGTAACTTAGTTGCTTTTGGTTGCAACTCTAGTGTTTGAAATTGTGTGAGTGCGACATTTAGTTTAGTATAGTTGAATTTAATAATACTTTGTGACTTTGTCGCATTGTGTTAAGGAATTGGAATTATATTTAATTGAAATGAAGTACTAAACCCACATAAAAATATCCACCCTTTTATCGGAATTTTCCGAGATCTGGAATGTGTTATTCCATTCTTTTAATTATTGGACTATGAAATGAGTCCAATATTCTTTGGTCTTTTGACCATTGCTTTTAAAATGATAAAACCGTCTTGGTACTACCTTAGTCTCTTTAATCCAGGGCGATAAAAATTTGTTTTTGTATTACTTAGAGAATGATAGCTTGTAATTCTCGTATGCATAGAGGATATTATGTAGAAAATGTCTTATGTACAACATTCTTTTGTGGTCATCCCTGACTCATTATATTTCCATAATCATTTGGAACTCACTTTTGAAGTTTGGAACCTCTACGATTGTACGTTCCTTCGCCACATTAGAATTAAGATTCATGATCATTGTACTTAGGATTACAGAGCAGGTAAAAGTCCAGCTCACCATGCTTGTGTGGTAAACAAGCTAGCCTTGGGCAGGCGATATAACATCCCTTACGCACCCAAGAATACGACCAAAATGAAATCACCGAGTCAGTATTCTAAAACAGCGCAGGCTTCCGAGCCCCAAAATGAAGGGTATGTGCAGAGTTTCTGCCAGATGCCCACATGTGGAGATTGTTCAGCTCACAAACATTGTTTGTGTAGCAAGAAATTGCCACTTGCATCCTCGTATTGTCGAGGGTGCAGTCACTACATTCGATGTATACGATGTCGAGATGATATGTATAGACCGAAGTTGAGTGGAGAGCATGCTAATATTTGTGTAGCATGTAGTCGAGGCAAGAAATTGTCTCGCAAGAAGCGAGTGAAGACAATGAGTGCGGTAGCCCGTGATGGGTATCGTGAGGCAGCGCGCGAGAAACGTAGCCAATTGCATTGTCAAGCTCAATTGCAGGCATTTGAGGGCTTCCTTTGGAAGCAGTCACTGAGCAAAGTGGAACAGTCCATTCTGGATATGGGCATGCTGCTCACGTCATTGTGGGGAAAATCTTCCCTTCCCCAAATAGCCTCAATTGTTTGCCTGTTTTTGAGGAATCGCATTGCCGATGTGATCAATTTGTTTCAGCACTTGACCAGTGTTGTTCAAGAGTTTTTTCAGCAGTGCACACAACATCCTGTTGATCCATTGACTGAGAAAGCGCCAACATCAGTACAAAATGTTGGTTTTTTCCGATGTGTGAAGAAGTTTTATGTGTACGCTGCTGCCCTTGCGACCCATGGGTTGGGAGCGATGAGCATGGATTTGCACAAGGAACTTCATGATAATCAATTGGATGACGTTTTCAAGAGTATGGATTTTGTTGGAGTTCTAGTTTCTTCAGGACAATTCGTGTTTGGTCGAGTTGGAGCTTTCTTGAAGACAAGGAAGTGGACCACATTTTTTCATTCGGGAAATGAGTATGAAAAATGGGGGTCAGCTGTTCAGGATGTGTTTTTGGAAGCTGAAAAACTCAAAGCGTTTGATTGTGTGATCGATCGGCATGGATGGTTACAGAAGATAAAAGCTTTGATCGAACAAGGTGAAGAAATGTTGAGTGTGATGCGTAGTGTGCGATCATCCAATTCGGAAATCTCCTTTGTGTCGTCAACTCTGATTCGACTGCAATCTGTGTATGTTGGGATCAAGGCCAAGGTTTTGGGACAGCAAAGTCGTGTTCAACCGTTCAGCGTTAGTTATGCTGGCCCTTCATCGGCAGGTAAATCGACTCTTATTCGTATGACACATGCGCACTTTCAACGTGTTCGTGGGCGCAAGCCATCGTTCGCTACTGCTTTCACTGTGAATGCAGATGCGAATTTTTGGGATGGATTTGAATCATCAAAGACAACGATCATTATGGATGATGTTGCAGCGCATAAAGAGAATCGAGTTCAGGAGGTGGATCGCTCGGTGTGTTTGGTATTACAAGTGTCGAACACGATCTCGATGTTCCCGGATATGGCAGCCCTTGATGACAAGGGAAAGAATCCGTTGTTGGCTGATTTGTTTATCATGTCAACCAACGTTGAAGATCTTGGGTTGAAATGGTATTATAATAGTCCATATGCAGCGGCGCGGAGATTGAAGTATCACGTACTGGTGACTGTGAAGCCAGAGTACCAGAATGATTTGCTGGGCTTGGAAGCTGAATACAGTGAAAGTTCGCCAGTGTACCCCGATTTTTGGCTCTTAACAGTGCGTCGGGCAAAACCGATTGCGCGATTGGGGAAACCCACTCAGCAGGATTTTGAGCTGGAAGAAGTAGCAACTTTCTCGAATATCGCCGATTATTTGCGTTGGATGACAGGGAGCATTCGTGCTCACTTCGAAGACCAAGCAAAGGTTGTGTTGTGTGAGCAGAGGATGCTCAGCTTCAATGGATGTTCCACATGTTTCTTGGATGCCGCATCATGTAAGTGCCTCAATTCTGATTTCATTGTGAATGAAGAACCTGTGGTGTTGCAGAGCCACACTGATTATGAGCGAGATGACCCGAGACATTGGCGAGGATTCCAAATGCAGATGTTGGAAATGTTGGCCCAAATTTTTCCTTATGAAAGGGGTGTCTCTGGAGAGTTGATGTGGACGAATTGCGCGTTAGCTTTTGTCCGCTTCTTCGCGAGTACGTGGTTGCTCATTCTCCTCTTCTTTTCCGGGTTTTACTGGTGGTTGCCTCTGACCTGGTTTTGCGTGAATTTTGATTGGCTGCTCTGTTTGGGTTGTCAGTTGAATGAAACGCTGGAGAGATATGGGTCCGTAGCCTCTATGTTTATTTCAGGTTTGCAGTGGGCATTTGCGGCGTTTATCCATGATTCTGCAAAGAGGATGGCTGACATTGGAAGTCGAGTGTTCAAAGCTCTTGGAGGCACACCATTGATACTGGCATTGATGGCATTTTTGACAGCAGCTGGGGTATATGCGTTCGTGGCGCGATTTTTCCCTGGAACCGAAGGGCAACCGTCGTTGCAAGCAGATTTTGGTGAAAAAGTCAAGAAAGGAGATGAGCCAGAAAATGTGTGGAAGAAACCAGAGTTTGTGTACAACATTTATGATGCTCCTAAATTGACGCGGTCGTTGAAAGGTCAGTCCATTGAGCAGATTAAGCGTCAATTGGGTTTGAGTCTTGTCACGCTCCATTTTACGGATGGGGAAAAGTATGTTGAGTCCAATGGCTTCTTGTTGGGAGGTCAGTTTGTGTTAATGACCAAGCACTCTTTTCCAATGGTTGAAGAATCAATCTGTGAGATGGTGTGTGAGACACGAAGGACTGGAGCAACCCAGAACTTCACCACCATGGTATCAGTCAGAGATGTGATTGCTGTTGATCGTGAATTGATGATAGTGCAAGTTGTGGAAATGACACCCCGCAAGCAAATCATTGATTGGATACCAGAAACTCGTTGTGTAGAAAAATATAATGGGAAGGCATTTCTGTTGTATCGTAAGTATACCGGAGAATTGTGTGTGATCGAAGCTGATTGTGCACGTATGAAACACAAACGAGTGAATGAAGAGGACTTTGGCCTTACATGGTTCTTTGGTGGGTTGTCAGAAATTACCCAATTGGGGCAATGTGGTGGCCTTTGGTTTTTGCAGACCGAAGATGGGCCAATGTTGGTGGCAAACCATGTTGCATTGTGTGGGAATGAAGCAATTGGCATTGATCTCACGTCACGCACGGAATGGTTGAAGCATCACAAAGACATTTCCAACGAGTCCATTTTCCCGATTCCCGAAGCTGCTAGAATTGGGAAGATTGGGGATCTTCACCCACATGCTGGGACGAATTACCTTGAAAGTGGGTATGTTGAATCGTATGGGTCGTTGACTGGGTTTCGAGGAGATCCACGTAATTCAATTGTCCCAACACGAATCGCTCCTTTGCTTGAGCGAGATGGATTTGAGTCGACACATGCTCCAGCAGAGTTGAAAGGATACGAATTCAAAAAGAACCACCTTGTGGAATTCACAACTCACACAACGCTATCACCGAAATTGGTAGATGCTGTGATGTCGGTGATGCTGGAGGAATGGATTGAGAATATTCCAAAAGCTGCGTTAGCTGAATTGCGGCCATTGCCACAAGAAGATGTGATGAACGGTGTTGAAGGCATCAAGTACTTTGATCAGTTGGATTTGAGTACTAGTGCTGGAGCTTATCACAAAGTGCCCAAGAGACAAGTCGTAGAATTTGGTCCTGATGGGGAGAAACCGTTCAAGTTGAAGCCCGAAGTTCAAACCAATGTAGATGCTCTGCTGGCGCGGTATGAACGAGGAGAAATGGGGAACATGATGTTCACAGCCTCAGCAAAATGTGAGCCACGAACCCACGAGAAAGTGAAAGCCAAGAAGACACGAGTGTTCATGGCAGGACCAGTTGAGATGACTGTGGTGATGCGTATGTTGTATCTTTCATTTGTGCGTATGTTTTATATTCATCGTGATGCGTTTGAGAGTGCCGTGGGAATTGATGCCACTTCAATAGAGTGGGACCGGTTGTTCAAGAAGTTGACAGCTGGTGATCGGAGGATGATTGCTGGCGATTTCAAGGGCTTTGATATGGCTTTTGTCACGCGTGCGTTCACAAGGATTTTTGAGATGATCATTTTGTTGTATCAACTCAATGGAGCGGATCCTGTGATTTTGTTGATGATGCGAGCATGTGCGAGAGATATTGTGTTCTTCATGGTTGACTACTTTGGAGAAGTGATCCGTGTTCGGGGGAAGAATCCATCTGGACAATCGATGACGGTGATCGTGAATTGTATATTCAATTCCTTTTTGTGTCGTGTGGCTTGGATTCTAGCGCATCCAGAATTCAAACCAGAGATGCCAGCAGATGAACTCCAGAGGTTATGTCGTGAATTCAGACCCAATGTGAAATTAGTAACTTATGGGGATGATGATGTCTTGGGCGTGAATAGAAGTGTTGGTTGGTTTACGCACACAAGCATGAGCGCAGCATTGGCGCAGATTGGAGTGGTGTATACCCATGCTGATAAGACCGATGGAGAGCGTGACTACGTAACGCAGGAAGAACTCACCTTCCTAAAGCGTGGTTTCCGGTATGAAGAAGAATTGAAAGCTGTTGTGGCACCTTTAGATGCTACATCATTGCTCAAGAATTTATTTCTCCGGAAGGTAAGCGGGGTGCTTTCAGAGCCTCAGCATCTTGCTTCGAAATTGAGAGAGACTCAGGAAGGATTCTTTTTCCATGGAAGAACCGAGTTTGACGAATGGGACGCGCGAGTGCGTCAGTACATTGTTGAATTAGGTTTGGGAGAATACTTCATCGAGCAGCCGTTGTTATCGTGGGATCTTTTGGTTGAGAGATATCATGATGCTACGAAACGTGTAGATGTGTGGGAGAAGATGATTTCGCGAAAATACCCCGTCCTTCAGTGCAAGATGGGGCGAGTGGAAAGGTGTAGTAAATGTGGGAAATCTGGTTGCCGGTTGAAAGAATCAGATTTACGGATTTGCTCGCGGTGTGAGCACTGTCGATTCGAGGATTGGGATTTGAATTGTTATCACTGTGGTGACAATGATATCTGTTCCCTTTGTCTGATGCCTTTAATCGAATTTCAGGGAGAGTTCTTTTGCAAGAAGAGTGCATGTGCAAATTTTCTCACTGATGATGGAAAGCCGATATGTTGGTCGAGTGACCAGATAGCGTATCTGCTCTCCACATTTCGGACGCAACTTGCTGGTGAGTAAACACCAGATCGGCGTGGGATCCATGTCGAGAACCAAAGAGCCTACGAGGGTTGTGATCCTGCACCATGCATGAAGGCTGTGATGTGGTGTAAGGCTAATTCTCGTACCCAAATGGGCAGCCTGACCCTGTCGAGTGACGTTGATCCACGTGCTTGATTGAATAATTGGATTGCGAATACGGAAAGTGATAGTGTGGTGGCCACTGAAAAAGCCACAATTGAATTGCATGACGAATTGGCAGCTGATCACGAGCAGAACGTGACTTTCGTTGATGCGAACCTAGGAGAATTGGTCGAGTTTCCTTCAGGGGGGAACTCGGCGATGGATGGGCGTATGGATGCTCAACTTGGAAATTTTCTTAGTCGTCCGGTTTTGATCTACACCGATACATGGACCGAGATATCTCCATTTAATGGGGCTTCTCTTGATCCATGGACACTGTATTTTAATACAACAAGTGTCAAAAATAAGATTCAAAATTTTGCATTCTTTAGCGGCAATTTACGTATCAAGGTGATAGTTAATGCTTCTCCGTTCTATTATGGAGCGACGTGCATCAATTACACCCCTATGGATGCGTATATGTTAGCTTACGCGAATGCAAGTACCTTTACGGGATGTGGTAGTTCTAACATCCCGTTTTCTCAACGTCCGCATATTTGGATGTATCCGCAAACAAGTACGGGAGGTGAAATGGTGTTACCATTCATCTGGTCCCGTAATGTTGTTAATTTGACTGCGGCTGCCGATGTTGCTGCACTGGGCCGACTACGTTTTTTGACGTTTGCTAGCCTTGCAAGTGCGAACGGAGCTACTTCGAATGGATGTACTATCCAAATGTATGCATGGGTTGAGAATCCGGTGTTATATGGTCCAACCGTAAAGGCTGCTTTGCAGGCCAAAACGGAATTTGAAGCGAATGGACTTATTAGTGCACCTGCTACTGCTGTAGCAAAGGTCAGCTCATATTTTGAGAACGTGCCAGTTCTTGGTCGCTGGGC